TTCTTTTCTATCTTTCAACTTACCGTCTTTAGATAACCCCATTACTTCGCCCGGCCAGTCGCCTTCTACACGAAAGCCTCTACCGGGCAAGCTATTAATTGTATAATCTACCCACATCATAATCTTACCACCATCCTAATGTCCTTCCATTTCCTGCTACAATCATACAACAAGTAATAACATGAAGTACGATCCAAAAAGAGCGAAAAGCCAGAGCCTTCTTTACATCGCGTTGTGATATAGGAAGAAACTCTGGCTTGTCATTGTCTGTAAGTCCAACGGGCATACCAACGGTCCTAGCCCAAGTTCTGAGCCAGCGCCTCTGCCCGCTCATTACATGTCGTTCTTTTTATCTTGAATTTCAGCTCTGCGTGACTTAGTAAGTTTACCTAGATCACCTAATGCTTTACGAGCTCTAGTCGCTGCCGCCTTAACGCCTTTGTCATCAAAAGTTTGTGCTTCTGTTAAGTAGTTGTTAAATGCTTGTACGATTTGTTCATGTTGTGATAATTCACTCATATTCATTCTCCTTAGTTATGTTATGTTATTATATTATACTTGATTTTGTTGACAATGTCAACCTTTTTTTAGTCGCCAACGTTTACGTTTGCACTTCCTGTAGAAGTATGTTTACACGTAGCAAGGTCACCTGCGTTTACAACAGCAACTCCGCCAATGAATACATTGTTAGAACCTGCTATCATAGTTGGTAACGGAGTTCCTGAATGCACTCCTCCTGGAGGATGCCCTGCTACATCGTCGCCGTCAACAATAACTAGTTTGTTGTTTGCGAATACAGTAGTTTGACTTGGAATTAAATCTCCAACTGCTGTGTCGTTGTCTCGACTAATTCCTGGCATTATATTGCTATTCCTGAAGTTGTAGCAACATATTGCTTACTAATTTCATCCTGTGTTTTAGACACACACGATACAGAGTTAGCACGTAACACAAATTTATTATCTGGATTTACACTAAACATATATGGAGCAAGTCCTAGGCCTTCTGCGCCCATAATAAGCACCATTGGCTTCTTAAGAGTAAATTGTGTGTCATTCTCTTCAACTAAACGAGCAACAATTTCTTCGCCCGAACTTAGTTTTAAAGAGACAGTGTCTCCGTTTTTGTATGGTATTTCAATTAACATTTATAATGTCCATCCTGTTCCGTTATAATTAGTATCTTCTAGGTATGCACCTAGCTTGTCGTACCCACCAATATTTTCATTGTTTACTTTAATCTGTGGAAACGTTCTTGCTCCTGGAAACTTTTCCAGTACTTCTTCTCGAGTAAAGTCCGTACCTAATTGTTTATAGGTATACGCTAACTTTCGAGACTCGCACAGTGCCTTTGCTTGATCGCAAAATGGACACGCTGGTTTACCCCAGATTTCGATCACAAGCTAAATCCTTTAAGTGAGTCTGTAGACACATCTTGTTTGATGCCGCCAATAATATAACTCTCTACTTCTGTTTCTTGTGGCGCTACTTGCAAGCCTGAACTTGACAACCAGTGCTGTGTCCACGGAAGCGGATTAGTGTTTACTGGAGCATCAAAGATAGCATTGTATCCTAGTGCTTTGAGTCGACGGTTAGCAATGTATTCTACATATTGATTAAGCAGTTGAGCATTTAAGCCAATCATTGATCCGTCTTTAAACAAGTACTCGGCCCAGTCCTTCTCTTCTTCAACACATTCGCGCCATAACTCGTATACTTCTTCTTCACACTCTTTAGCAACTTCGGCCATCTCTGGATCGTCTTTGCCTTGAGCCCATAGTTTCAATACGTGTGTTGATAACGCTAGGTGCTGTGCTTCATCACGAGCAATAAGACTAATAATCTTAGCACTGCCTTCCATTAGCTTTAGTTCTCCAAAGCCAAACGTGCAAGCAAAACTTACATAAAAACGCAAGCCTTCTAAGATATTAACTGTCATCATTGCAAGGAATAGTTTCTTCTTAACATCATGTAAGCTACCTTCACCTCTGTGATTGTACGCATCAGCTGCTTCAGTAAACTCGTCATAGTGCTTAGTAACACTAGTTGCACGAGCAATAATCTTTTCGTCGTCTAGAATAGTATCAAACACTTCACCAGGATCAGCATACACATTCTTCATAATATGTGTGTAGCTACGTGAGTGGATTGTTTCAAAGAAGTCCCAAGTAACAATACATCCTTCAAGTTCAGGTAGTGACACATGCGGCAAAAATGCTAGACATGGACCACGACCCTGGACACTGTCAAGTAGTGTTTGATATTTTAAATTAGCAGTAAAAATATGTTTCTGCTCTGGTCGAAAGTTAGCAAAGTCAGAACGATCTTTCTGCAGACTTACTTCTTCAGGGCGCCAAAAGTAACCAAGCATTGTTTGATTAAGTTTGTCAAACACAGGAAACTTAAACGTATCGTAACGCTGTGTGTTCTGATCTGCACCAAAGAACATGTTCTGTTTAGTGAAATCTACTTTTTCTTTATTAAATACAGTCTTTGCCATCTTATTTCCTTATTGCTTATATATATTATAGCACCTAGATGCTACACTGTCAACCTTTAAATTGCGCAACTATCACAAAATTCGTCTTCGTCGTCTACTAATACTGATAATGTGGCAGGCGCTGTTTCAGCAACATTATCATGCCACCCTAAAGGATGTGCTGGTACATCGTCGTCTGTCTTATAGTCGTATGTGTTTTGATAATAGGATGTCTTCCATCCCATCTTGTATGTTGTTAACAAGTCGTTCATCATTACACTCATCGGAACTTCATTGTTCTCAAAGTGTGTAGGATTGTATGACCAGTTACCGCTAATAGCTTGATCAAAGAATTTTTGCATTACTGCTACTACATTGATATAACCTGTATTGCTAGGCATGTCCCATAACAATGTGTAGTGATTCTTTAGTGTATTATACTGTGGAACAATCTGCTTAAGAGGCCCTTTCTTGGACTTCTTAACGGACAAGTATCCTCTAGGTGGTTCGATTCCATTTGTTGCGTTCGACACAACGGATGAACTCTCTGAAGGCATTTGTGCGGACAAAGTGCTGTGCCTGAGGCCGTGTTCTTTGATAGATGCCCGTAGACTATTCCAATCATAATTTAACTTGTGCTCCACAATAGTATCAACATCTTTCTTGTAAGTGTCGATAGGCATAATGCCATCACTGTATTTAGTACGGTGAAAGTATTCACATGGGCCGCGCTCTTGTGCAAGTTTGTTGCTTGCTTTCAGCAAGTAATACTGGAATGCTTCTGACAAGTTATGCACTAAGTTCCATGCTTCTTGGTCGTCATATTTTGCTCTGTGCTTTGCAAGATAATGTGCTAGGCCAATATAACCTATGCCTAAACTGCGTCTTGCTTTTGTACTAATCTCAGCAGCCTTAATAGGATATTTTTGGTAATCAATAATTTCTTCTAGTGCTCTTACTGCTAGTTCACATAGTTCTTCTAAGTCGTCTAGCTCTTTAATTAGTCCTACATTAATAGCACTAAGAATACATAACGCAATTTCACCATCTGGATCATCAATGTGCTCTAATGGTTTAGTAGGCAATGTAATCTCTTGACACAAGTTACTCATGTATACTGTGTCTTTAAACGAGCTGTGTGTATTGCAGTGGTCAACATTCATAATATAAATGCGTCCTGTTTCTGCACGTTCTTTAATTAATGCACTAAACAACTCCATTGCTGGCACTGAGCGCTTCTTAATGCTTGTAGCACGTTCGTACTTCTCATACAGTTCTTGAAATGCAGCTGGCTCACCAAAGTATGCTTCATACAATCCAGGTACATCATGCGGCGAGAATAAAGTTATATTGCCTCCAGACAACAACCTTTGATACATAGTTAGGTTAAGCTGAATTGAATAATCTAACTTGCGTACACGGTTGTCCTCAGTACCCTTGTTGTTCTTTAGTACAAGGATATCTTCAATCTCTTGGTGCCAAAAAGGAAAGTGTGTAGTTGCACTACCGCCACGTACTCCGTTTTGTGTACAACAACGTACTGTGCTTTCAAACTTCTTTAGGAAAGGAATGATACCAGTGTGCGCTACTTCGCCCCCTCTGATTCTTGCATTGACTCCTCTGATGCGTCCCGCATTGATTCCGATACCTGCTCTTTGTGCAGTGTATCTACCAATCGACATATCACTTGCGAAGATACTATCAAGGGTGTCATTACTGTCAACAAGGACACACGAAGCAAACTGTCGCACAGGCGTTCTGACCCCGGCCATGACTGGCGTTGGGATATTAATTTTAAAAAGTGAAGTCGCATCGTAGTATCTCCTTACATAATGCATACGTGTTTCTGCTGGGTAGTTAGCAAATAGTGTGGCCGCAACCATCATGTACATAAATTGGGGAGTCTCAAATATTTGTCCATTAGAACGATCCTGTACGAGATACTTGTCTACTACTTGGCGCAAGCCTGCATAGGTAAAGTTCTCATCACGCTTGTGACGGATGTAGCTATCAAGGGTTATAATTTCTTCTGTTGTATACTTTTCAAGTATCTCTGGATCATATACTTTACGTTCAATATTGCGGTCAATATTCTGTTGGAATGTAATAGCATTGTATTCACCAAACACTTGTTTATACACTGCATATGATAGTAGCCTTGCAGCTGCATATTGATAGTTAGGCGCATCTAATGATATAAGATCATTAGTACCTTTAATTAATATTTCTTGGATTTCATCTGTACTCATGCCATCATAAAATTGAATGTTTGCATTCATTTCTATTTGACTACTACTAACACCAGCTAGTCCTTCACACGCAAGTTCTACTACCTTGTGTATTTTATCAATGTTAAGTGGTTCTTTTTTTCCTGTGCGTTTGACAATGTTGATGTTAATTCCGTTTGACATGTTTACCTCTTTCTAGTTGTATATTTAGTTTTACTCTTAGATCACGTAGTGTTTTTCGACAGTGATTCCTTCGAGCGGATTAAGTGTTTTACTTAGAGTATTACCGTTTTGTGCAACTATAATACCTAAGTTGTTAATGCGGAGTACATACATCGTCTCTGACTTTTCTTTGTTTGTACCAATATATATCTCAAAATCTTCACCAGTAAAGCAATTAGTTAACTGTAAACTATAACATATTGCTAACAAGATACAGAAATTACAGTATTGATTTTCTGAAACAAGTTCCCAGGCAGTTGGCCAGGTTGTCTTATCCCAAGGATCAGTGTGTATACTTACCCTAGGTGCGTTGTCGTAAAAGTCAATTGCCTCTTGAACTGGATCGTCGACACTTTCTAATTCTTGTCGAAAAACACTCCACGAGGACAGCCGGTCTTCGTAACGTTGTTTGTTAAACATTTAAAGTATATTGCTTTGCTTGCACGTAATTGTAAATTTCATCTCTGCTTGTAAGTTTGTACTTGTTACTGTAACAGAAATTGTTTCGTTTGTCAAGTCCCCATCTTCATCAATTACTGTAGCGTTGAAAACAATATCGTCTTCGTATGCCACTGCACCTGAATAATTATAATCGTCTGCTACGGTTACTACTGGTGTACCAAAATTCTCTTGTGTAATAGTAAGTGTTCCGCTTCTTACTGCTTCAAAGTTTGTTGCAGTAATGATATAATCAATGCTATAAGATTGGTTCTCTGCACCAGGTAACCTAAACGTTTTAACATTAGCACCTTGAACGATATTTAAAACGTTATGATACCCTTGTGTGTATACACTATTGCCTTCTATTTCTGGCAAGTATGCAATACCGTTTATGTTAGCTTGTGTGTATGACAATGCTTCAGTTCTAGCAAAGAAGTCATCTACACTGTTGTTTGTGCTCTTGTTGAATTTAATTACACTGCTAGTAGGTGCTCCTTCAGTGCCAGCGTTGTTGCCGCATAAACTAAATTTATTAGTATTACTAAGATTCTTTAACCCTTGTTCGATATAGATCGCTTGTAGATTTATGTTAGTAAACTCACTGTTTAAAACTGTGTTTTGATATGGTCCTGTTCCGTTACCTGCAGACACAGTTCCTAATGTCATTCCCTTACCAAATGTTATGCCGTACCCTAGTACATCAAATGTACACTTGTCAAAGGTATTAGTATGAATATCCCATACAGACTCTACAGCATAACTAAATCCTGTAACCTTTACGTTCTGGAATATATTGTTTTTTGTTTCTACTGATCCGCTTAGGCTGTCCATTTGTATACCAATTGAGTTTGCTGTAAGCGCAGCAGACTGTATCCAAGGACCTATAATATCTACATTATAGAAGTAACTATCTTTACAACTCTGCAAATGAAGCACTTTGTTAGTAGATGTTGTTTCTAATGTAATGTTTTCTAGTCTTATGTTTTGCGATTGGGTTACACTTGTAGGCGAAGTATTTGGTACGCCCGGAGTACTTGTTGACGTTACAGTTATAAACATTGCCGAATTGGCTGTATTTTTAATTACTGTTTTTCCTGCACCAGCACCAAGTATAGTTGCGTGTGGGGGAACATAAATTGGTCCGGTAATAGTATAAACGCCTGGGTCTATATACAATGCAACTCTACTTGACTCGTTGCCTTTTGTTGCATCATTTATAAACAATTGGTCAACTGCACGTTGTATTCCTACCGTTGCATTGTCACTAGCAACACCAGTAAGACCAAATGACTTGATACTTACGATATCATCTAACCTTGCTTGCAACGTCCGTTGAATAGGACTAGCACTTGAACTACCTGTCTGTAGATACGCATCGCCTACGCGATATGTATATGTGTCAGCAAGACTAAAGAT